ATCAGTTTTGAAGAAGTCGCTGGCCGCGTTTAACTTTATAAATATAACTATCGGAGGAAACTAAACTAATGGCCCAAACAAGAGACAATAGAACAATCTCAGAATTTAAATCCAGATTACTGGGTGGCGGTGCTAGACCGAATCTATTTGAAGTTGAATTAACAACTTTACCAGCGAGTGTAACATTCCCATGGCAAGCAGAGAGATTTGGTTTTCTGTGTAAAGCAGCACAGATGCCAGCACAAACTATTGCTAGTATAGAAGTTCCATTCAGAGGTCGTCAATTTAAAGTTGCTGGTGACAGAACAATTGAAAACTGGTCTATCACAGTAATTAACGATGAAGACTTCTTATTCAGAAATGCATTTGAAGAGTGGACACAACAAATTGCAGCATTAGATGATAACATGGGTTCAACAAACCCTTCATCATATATGGTAAATGCTAAAGTTTATCAACTAGGTAGAGGAGCTACGCAAGCAAGCACAACTAATGCTGGAGATGCAAATGTAGTTCTTAAAGAATATGAATTTATTGATATATTCCCAATTTCTGTTGGAGCAATTGATTTATCATATGATTCTGGCGATACTATAGAAGACTATACAGTTGAATTTGCAGTTCAGTCTTACAATGTTACTGGTGCTGGATCAGCAGGCTAACTATTTTAAGTTGACTAAATAGTAGAAAGAAACTATAATTCATATAGAGTAACTCTATTATGGCTAAATTATTTGGATTCTCAATCGAGGATTCCGAACCACTATCTCCTACTGCGGTCTCACCCGTTCCTCCAAATAACGAGGATGGGTCTGACCACTATATGAGTAGTGGTTTTTTTGGTTCTTATGTTGATATCGAAGGTATCTACAAAACCGAATACGACTTGATCAAAAGATATCGTGAACTAGCACTTCAACCAGAAGCGGATAGTGCTATTGAAGATATTGTTAACGAAGCAATTGTATCAGATACAAATGATGTACCTGTTCAAATTAATCTTGATAATTTAAATGCCAGTGATGGTATTAAAACAAAGGTTAGACAAGAATTTAAACATATTGTTGATCTATTAGATTTTGATAAGAAAGCACACGAAATCTATAGAAACTGGTATGTAGATGGAAGGATATATTATCATAAGATAATAGATTTAAAAAAACCAGAAGAGGGTATCCAAGAGTTACGTTACGTTGATGCATTAAAAATGCGTTATGTTCGTCAAGAGAAAAAAGCAGAGGGTGATAAGTATAAAATAAACACTGGAAATTCACCAAATCCCATGGAGTATAAATTTCCAGAGATAGAAGAATATTTTATATACAATGCTAGTGGTAAATATCCAACAGGAAATATAAATGCTACTGGTGCAAGCCAAGGAATGAAAATTGCTAGAGATGCAATTACATATTGCACTTCTGGATTAGTAGATAGAAATAAAGGATCAACTCTTTCATATCTTCATAAAGCAATTAAATCTATCAATCAACTACGAATGATTGAAGATAGTTTAGTGATATATAGATTATCCCGTGCTCCAGAGCGTAGGATATTCTACATTGATGTAGGAAACTTGCCGAAGGTAAAAGCAGAGCAATATCTCAGAGATGTGATGATGCGATATCGAAACAAATTAGTTTACGACGCTAACACAGGAGAGATCCGCGATGACAAAAAGTACATGGCAATGCTTGAAGATTTCTGGCTGCCTAGAAGGGAAGGAGGACGTGGTACTGAAATTTCTACTCTACCGGGAGGTCAAAACCTTGGTGAGATCACGGATATTGAGTACTTCAAAAAGAAATTATATAGGTCGCTCAACGTACCGCCTTCCAGAATGGACGGAGAGGGAGGATTCAACTTGGGACGATCCTCAGAGATATTAAGAGATGAATTAAAATTTACTAAATTTGTTGGACGTTTGAGAAAAAGATTCTCGAATATGTTCAATGATATGCTCAAGACTCAGCTTATATTGAAGAATATAATCACCCCAGAAGACTGGGAAACTATGAGTGAGCACATCCAATATGACTTTTTATATGATAATCACTTCTCTGAACTCAAAGAATCTGAGTTATTAAATGAGAGGTTAGGTAATGTTGCAAATGCAGAACCATATATTGGAAAGTACTTCTCACAAGATTATGTAAGACGTAAGATACTTCGTCAGACAGATGAGGAGATTATTGAACAAGATAAAATCATTGAAAAGGAAATTGCGGCTGGTATTATACCAGACCCAGATGAACCAGTTGATCCACAAACTGGTCAACCAATCAATGATCTTGGAGCACCAATTCAAGAACCAGATCTAGAATCTGAAGGGGGTGCAACCGAAGCACCTACTATCCCTAGTGGTGGAGAGATATAAATAAAATCGGTTAAAGTATAATTTTATTAAAATATGGAAGACTTAATGGACATGATTATCGCAGACGATTCGCCATCACAAGTAAGTGATACGATTAAGAATGCTTTATTTGCAAAGTCTGCAGAGCGAGTTGATGCCTTTCGACCTGATGTAGCATCTACAATTTTTGCAGATGATGAGGTGGAAAATGAAGTTGAAGCAGAGACTGAAACAGAAGTAGAAGCCGAAGCAGAAACAGAAATAGGTGACGAGGAGTAACCTATAAATAAATAGTAAAATGACTAGAGTATATCAATGACTGTAAGAACCGTCGGAATAGGATCATCTGTACCTCTGAATGCAACTGCAAAACTCTCAAATGCATTTAATGTGCAATCAACTGTGATGCGAATTGTTGCAAAGGGTGCAAGTGCTCATGTTGCAATAACCACTGGGCCATTAGCAACAAATACGGACTTTTTTATCCTTGGTGGTGAAGAAGAACAAATTGCTCTTACCAAAGGTTCTCAAGTAGTTGTCGGTATAACAACTGGAACAACAACAATTCTTGAAGCTCCAGAAGGAACACAAATGCCATTTATAGTTGGCGATTATGTTACTCTAGATACTGCTAATGATACAAACTACACTACATTAATTAATCATGTGAAGGTTACTGATGTTAAAAACACTATACCAAGTATAGATGGTGGTGGTTATACAAGAAGTCGAGTAACAGTTGATGCTAATACTGCAGGTATTATCACAGCATATACTTCTAATTCTGGTGGATCACTTATGACATCTAAAAAAATATCAGCAAAAATAGCAGATGGTGAAACAGCAAGTTCAACCGCTTGTTTATACTTCCAACAAGTTCAAAAAACTGGATAACAAAAATGAAACTGATTAGAGAAGAAATCGAATCTGTAGAGTTTCTCGTCGAAAATAGAAACGGCAAGAAGTCTATGTATATCGAAGGTGTATTCTTACAAGGAAACATTAAAAACCGAAACGGTAGAATGTATCCGATGGAGACTCTTCGTAAAGAGGTTTCTCGTTATAGTGAAAATCATATCCAGTCAGGTAGAGCACTTGGAGAGTTAGGTCATCCAGAAGGCCCAACTGTAAACCTTGATAGAGTATCTCATAAAATTGTATCGCTTAGAGAAAGTGGATCTAATTTTATAGGAAAAGCAAAACTTTTATCAACCCCTATGGGTAAGATCGCATCTTCTCTTGTAGAAGAAGGAGTTAAACTCGGCGTATCTTCTCGTGGTATTGGTTCTCTCAAAATGACAAGAGAGGGAGTCAATGTCGTAGGTGACGACTTCATGTTAGCAACTGCTGCTGATATCGTTGCTGACCCTTCCGCACCTGATGCTTTTGTTGAAGGAATTATGGAAGGAAAAGATTGGGTATGGGATGGAGGCATACTTCGTGAGAGGGCTGCTGCTAAAACATATCAAACAATCAATACATTAACAGACCAGAAAAGACTGGATGAACAGAAATTAAATCTATTTGACGATTTTCTGTCTAATTTATAACTTTTCTAAATAAATATAGTTTTCAATCACAGCTCATCGGAGTACTCAAAATGTCTCGTGGCAAAAAATTACAAGAAATGGAAGTAAAGACACCGCAATCTAAATCCGCTGTCAATGCTAATGCTAAGCCAGGCGATCCAATGCCGAAATTAAGCACAGGTGGAACACCACCAACATATGAGGATCTAGGAGGCCCTACTCCAGAGAATTATAAGTCAGATGATGACTCCGCAAAGTTAAAGGAACCCGGTGGTTCTTTAAAGCAAGTTAAGGATGTGGTTAACAAAGGTGCTAAACCAGCAGAACCAATGAAATCAAAAGGATACAAGGAGGAAGAGGAAGTGGAAGTAACTGACGGTCAAGAAGTCGTTGCTGAAGACGAAGTATCTACTGATGAGGTTGTTGCGGAAGTCGAAGAAGATGCAATAACAGAAGAAGAAGTCGAAACATATGATATCGACGATGATGTCAATGCTTTACTCGGTGGAGAAGAACTCTCTGAAGAGTTTAAAGCAAAAGCAAAAACAATTTTTGAGACCGCACTCAAGACAAAGGTTGCTGAAGTAAGAAAACTTCTCGAACAGCAGTATGCTGAAAAACTCGGAGAAGAAATTATCGAAGCAAAAGAAGCTCTCTCTGAGAGAGTGGACTCATACTTAGAGTACGTTGCTGACGAATGGTTCGTTGAGAATCAGTTAGCAGTGGAAAACGGACTTAAGGAAGAACTCACACAATCATTCCTCGGTGGAATGAAGAGTCTTTTTGAAGAACATTATGTACAAATCCCTGAAGACAAATACGATGTCCTTGAGAGTATGGTAGAAAAACTTGATGACATGGAAACTAAACTCAATGAGCAAATTGAGAAGAATATCGGATTAAACAAACGTCTCGCAGAGTCGGTTGCTGATGGAATTCTTGATGATGTTTCAGAAGGCCTAGCGTCAACACAGAAAGAGAAGCTTGCTTCACTTGCCGAAAGTGTAGAGTTTGAAAGTGAGAACAATTATCGTGAAAAATTGGAGACATTAAAGCAATCTTATTTTGCTCAAACATCATCTCCAGCAGTTAAAACTGAAACTCTATCTGAAGGGTTAGAAGCTTCACCTGAATCATCAACTGGTTCAATGGCTGCATACCTGAAGACACTTCAGTCATTTAACAAATAACTGATTTTAATATTAAATCAAACAAAAACTTTTATAGGTAAATCCCAAAATGTTTCAATCCGAATCATTGCAGGAAAAGTGGGCACCTCTCCTCAATCATGAGGGTCTCGATAAAATCGAGAACAACCAT